AGGAGGCAAAAATGGTTACTACAAGAAGTAAAGTGTTTTCATTTCCACATTCTCGTTTTATTGGTTTCGACCATGTCTGGAACGAGATCGAACGATTATCCGACTTAGGTGCAAACGAAAAGGGATTCCCCCGTCACAATATCGTAAAACATAGTGACACGGAATACTCCATGGAATTCGCGCTCGGTGGATATCGAAAGAAGGACTTAGAAATTGAATCAAATCCAGGAGTTCTAGTTGTTAGAGGAATTCCGGATGATGGTCCAAAAGAATACCTCCATAAAGGTATTACGACTAAGAAATTCGTGGAGACTTTCCGACTCGCAGACCACGTTGTCGTTGATGGAGCTGAATTCGTCAACGGACTACTCGTGATCAACCTCAGAGTAAACTTACCCGAAGAACAGCGTCCGAGAAAAATAGAAATCTCAACTAGGACGTAACATAAAATGAAAATTTTAAAGAACGAAAAAACGATTGCATTGTGTCAATTCGTTTGCGCAGTGGCGATCACTCCCTTAATGATCTTCGCATCATATGTTGCATAGGTGCTTGATATGATCAAGAAAATAAGAGAGTGGTGTGGTATCATATTCTTTTCTGCCGTAGTGATTGGTGGATTGATCTCTCCGTTATTTACACCAAATTATGGTGTTATCGCGACAGGTCAAAGTTTATACATGCCGACACCGTACCTGTAAGGTATTGAACAGTTTTAAGGACTTTTCTGTTAATAAAAAAAAGTCCACTTCCCCTTTAATATGATAGAAAAAAGTGATATAATACATCTATGAATTATTATACTAATGTCTCACGCCTTGGAAACAATATTCTTCTTCGCGGTTATAAAGACGGCAAAAGAATATCTGAAAGAAAACCCTTCTCCCCGACCCTTTTCGTTACATCCGAAAAAGCGACAGGAGAATACAAAACCCTTTTCGGCAAACCCGTTGCGCCCGTTAAGTTTGATGGAATGCGCGAAGCGTCCGAGTTCATGAAAACCTATAAAGACGTGCCGAACTTTGGTGTTTACGGCATGACTAATTTTGTTTCTCAGTTTATCTCTGGTCGATATAAGAACGTGGTTAAATTTGACCGCGATGAAATTAACGTAACCACAATTGATATTGAGGTTGCCTCTGACCAAGGGTTTCCTGCGCCCGATGAAGCGGCGCATACTGTCATATCAATCACATGCAAGAATAACATCGATAACGTGTATTATGTCTGGGGGTTGTACGAATACGACACCACGAGAAACGACAGCGAGATACAATACTTCCGGTGTAATTCCGAAGCAGATCTTCTAATCAGGTTCACCAATTGGTGGTCCAACAGCAATAATACTCCTGACGTGGTCACTGGTTGGAACACCAGGTTTTTTGATATTCCGTATCTCGTTCGGCGGATTGGTTCCGTAGTCGGGGAGCATTGGGTCAAGAAACTTTCTCCTTGGGGTAAACTCACTGAAAGAAAGATCAAAGGCAAATTCGGTCAAGAGCAACTTGCCTTTGACCTCGAAGGTGTATCGCAACTGGATTACCTAGATTTGTTTCAGAAGTTTGGTGTATTGACCTACGGGCAACAAGCATCATATAAACTCGACCATATCGCACATAGCGTTCTCGGCGAGAAAAAGATTTCTTATGACGAATATGGCAATCTACATACGCTTTACCAAGAAGACTTCCAACTATTCATTGACTATAACATCAAGGACGTTGAACTCGTTGATCGGTTAGAAGAAAAGATGGGTCTGATTACCTTGGCGATGACGATGGCGTATAAAGCAAAGACTAATTATGCTGATGCGTTTGGTACGACTAATATTTGGGATTGCGTAATCTATAATGAATTGCTGCAGCAGAAAGTTGTGGTTCCTCCGAAAGAAAATAAATTCAAAGAGTCGATCGTTGGCGGATATGTTAAAGAACCAGTGATTGGATTACATGAATGGATATGTTCTTTCGACCTTAACTCGCTGTATCCTAACATAATCGTACAGTATAACATGTCCCCAGAAACTATCATCGACGAGGGGTCGCCCCATTGGGATACTGGTGCAGTCGCGGCGAACGGCACGCGATACAGAAAGGATAAAGAAGGTATCATTCCCAATGTAATCAAACAATTTTATTTTGATCGTGTTGATGCTAAGAATAAGATGCTCAAGGCAAAACGCGAGTATGAGAAAAACCCTAGCAAGAAGTTAGAAAACGATATCGCCGTTTTTGATAATCAGCAGATGGCGACTAAGATTTTGATGAACTCGCTCTATGGCGCGCTCGCGAATCAATACTTCAGATACTTCGACCTGAGCATTGCCGAAGGTGTTACAACTTCTGGTCAGAGAGCAATTAAGGTTGCGGAATCAGCAGTCAATACTGAAATGCAGAAGATACTCAACACTGACAAAGATTATGTTATAGCGATTGATACAGATTCTGTTTATATTACATTCGCTGATTTTGTTAAGAAGTTTAAACCTAAATCCCCGATAGATTTTCTCGATAAGACTTGTATGCACTTCGAGAAGGTCATCAAGGATGCGTACGAGACCCTTGCAGAAGAGACTAGTGCTTATGATAACCGAATGATCATGGCGCGTGAAGCGATTGCTGACAGAGGTATTTGGACTGCAAAGAAGAGGTATATTCTACAAGTTCATGATAATGAGGGCGTTCGATACGAGAAACCTAAACTCAAAATAATGGGAATTGAGGCGATTAAGTCGAGCACACCGCAAGTCTGCCGCGATAAGTTTGAACAGATCTTCAAATTAATTCTTAACGGAACCGAGACCGAAACTCAAAAGTTCATTGCTGATTTCCGAACTAACTTTAGCGGACTTGATCCGGAAACTATCGCATTCCCTCGCACGGTTCGTGATGTGACTAAATGGAAGGATAGAAAAACGATCTACGGTAAAGGAACTCCAATACACTCGCGCGGATCTTTGATGTATAATTACTTCTTGCGCCAAGAGAAACTTGAACAGAAATATGAAATCATTAAAGACGGCGAAAAGATTAAATTTGTTTATCTTAAAAAACCAAACTTCATCAGGGAAAACGTTGTATCGTTTCCGAATGTGTTACCGAAAGAATTTAAACTCCACGATAAGGTCGATTATGACCTGATGTATGACAAGACCTTCCTCGACCCTCTACGTCCTATCTTAGACGCGGTTGGGTGGAACGAAGAAGATGTAGCAACTCTCGAGTCGTTCTTTCTTTAATCTTTACATACTCCGAAAAATTTAGTAAAATACATTTATGTATTCTTTAACTATATTCAAAAACACTTTCGATAACAAGACTCATCGAAGAATGGAGTTTTCCTCTTGGGAGGAATTCGAACAACTTCTTTTTAATCTGTCTAACCGAGACGGTAAGAAGGGCGGTAAAGATTCTTCTCCGTTAATCAGTCCAGCATGCTACCACGAAGGAACAACTCGATCGAATCGAAATGTCTCTTCGTGGGGCAAGTGGTGCGCTGTTGATGTTGATGATTTTAATTTGTTAGACGAACAGAACTTACAAGAAACGCTATCTAAGATATGCGGCAAATACAAATTCATTTGTTATTCAACGGCAAGCAGCAAACCAGTTCAACCAAAATTTCGTCTTGTGTTTCCGCTAGATAAAATTATTGATGAAACGGAAATTCCACATTTTTGGTTTGCTTTGAATAAAGAGTTGGGTGACCTTGGTGATAAGCAAACCAAAGATCTATCTCGCATGTATTATGTCCCTGCGGTATACCCTGAAGCATTTAATTTCTGGTTCACCAACGATGGTGAAATCATGAGTGTTCGTGATTTAACAAATAAATGGGAATACATCGAACCATCAAAAGGAAAAACCTTCTTATCAAAACTCCCCGAGTCACTACGCCAAGAAGTCATCAGTTACAGAAAAGACCAGATGCAAAATACTGACGTCCGTTGGACATCATATAAAGATTGTCCATACTTTCCGAAGAAACTTGCTACTGAATATATTTCTATTTCTGAAACAGGTTGGTATCACAAAATGTTTCAAATTATGGTTGCGACTGCTGGTAACGCAATCAAAAATGAATACCCTATAACGCCAAAAGAAATCGCCGATCTTTGTCAAGAGCTTGACAACGACACCGGAAAGTGGTATAATAATAGACCACTCGAACTTGAAGCGAACAGCGCGATTGAATTTGTTTATAAAAACTAAAGGTAATTAATATGTCATTATTGAATAAACTTAAGAAGAACTCTAAACTGAGTCATACAGAAATCCTCTCAGAGTCTTTGCTTTTTAGCACAAAAGATATTACTCCGACGGACGTTCCGATGTTGAACGTTGCTTTGTCGGGGGATTTAGATGGTGGGTTGACTGCCGGTATGACTGTATTCGCCGGTCCTTCTAAACATTTTAAAACCAGTTTCGCTTTGAAGATTGCGTCAGCATATCTAAAGCAATATGATGATGCGGTTATTTTATTTTATGATTCTGAGTTTGGTTCTCCTCAATCATACTTCGAGACCTATGGTATTGACCCGTCGCGAGTTTTGCATACTCCGATCACCAATGTAGAAGAATTAAAATTCGACCTAGTCAGTCAGTTAGAAACTATCGAACGCAGCGATCGAGTTATCATTGTGATCGACTCTATCGGAAACCTCGCTTCTAAGAAAGAACTCGAAGACGCTATTAATGAGAAGTCTGTTGCTGATATGTCCCGCGCCAAAGCGTTGAAAGGATTGTTCCGAATGACGACCCCTTATCTGACGATGAAGAACATTCCTCTCTTAGCGATTAACCACACCTACAAGGAAATTGGTCTGTTTCCTAAAGATATCGTCGGCGGCGGAACTGGGATCTATTATTCTTCTGACAATATTTGGATTCTCGGCCGTCGACAAAATAAGACTGGTACTGAAGTGACTGGTTACGATTTTGTCATCAACGTTGAGAAATCACGATACGTGCGCGAGAAGAGCAAGATTCCTATTTCGGTATCGTGGGAAGGCGGCATTGAACAATACAGCGGTTTGCTAGAAATTGCTATCGCTGGTGGTTATGTTGTCAAACCATCCAATGGTTGGTATCAGAAAGTTGACGAAACGACCGGAGAAGTAGTCGGTACGAAGGTGCGAGAAAAGGATACTCGCAATGCTGGGTTCTGGGAAGATCTTCTCAACACCGATACCTTCAAAGAATTCATTCGCGGTTCATTTCAAATAGGAGCGAAAAAAACTAAAGAAATAGATTTACATTCGGTATTAGAAGAGGTAGAATAAGTGATTAACACGAATAAAGTGGCAGAAGGAATTGATTATGAATTGGTTCCGACGGAGGCAGTTAATGTACAGGCTTGGGATGTTCGTATATTGACGGGCGACTATGTTGAGACGGTTATTCGTTTTGGAAATATCGCGATTAACGGCGAACAAGAGTGTCTTAATTTCAACTTTGATATTATATCAACTCCCTATCCTGATTTGTCTGATGACTCCCCCGAGTTGCAAGACTTTGCTGGATCAATCTTGATTGATATTATCGAAGTTGCTATAACAACAAAAGCATTAGTTACCGAGGATAAACGTGCCGATTGAATTAGAAAAAACAATTTTACGAAACGTCATAGTTAATGAACCTTTCATGCGAAAGGTATTACCTTTCATTAAGGTGGATTATTTTGACGGCGCATATAAAATCTTGTTTAAAGAGATCGTCAAATTTGTTGCAACATATAACAGACTTCCTACACAAGAATCAATTAAAATTGAACTAGACGAATCTGTTAATGTTAGTGATGTCCAGAGACAGCAGATCGTTGATATGCTTCCTGATGTCTTCACCGAGAAGACGGAGAATCAAGATTGGTTATTAGACACCACTGAGAAATGGTGTCAAGACCAAGCATTGCACCGCGCGATCATGGAATCTATTACTGTTCTTGATGGTAAGCATAACACGTTGACTAAAAACGCTCTTCCGGATTTGTTACAGAATGCATTGGCAGTATGCTTCGATACTAACGTTGGTCATGATTATATTGAAAACGCGGATGCTCGATATGACTTCTATCATGAAGATGAAGAGCGTATCCCGTTCGACCTTGAATATTTTAATACCATTACGAAAGGCGGTCTTCCGAATAAATCCCTATCTATCTGCCTTGCGGGTACTGGCGTGGGCAAGAGTTTGTTTATGTGTCACCAAGCGGCAGGTGCATTATCACAAGGTTACAACGTCTTGTACGTCACCCTGGAGATGTCTGAGGAGCGTATTGCTGAACGGATTGATGCTAACTTAATGAACACTCCGATCAGTCAACTCGAGCATATGTCTAAAACTTCGTTTAAGAATAAAGTCGACAAGATTGCTGAGAAGACTAATGGCAAGTTGATCATTAAAGAATATCCTACAGGTCAGGCACATTCGAATCATTTGCGCGCTCTTCTCAATGAACTGAAATTGAAGAAGTCATTCAAACCGCATATAGTTTTCATCGATTACCTAAATATATGTGCCTCTTCAAGAATGAAGGGCATGGGCGGGTCAATCAACTCCTATAGTTATATCAAGGCAATTGCCGAAGAAATACGCGGACTCGCAGTTGAGTTTGATTTACCCATTGTTTCAGCGACGCAGACGACGAGGTCAGGATTTGGTAACTCGGATCCAGGACTTGAAGATACTTCGGAATCTTTCGGTTTACCCGCAACTGCCGACCTGATGTTCGCCTTAATATCGAATGAAGAACTGGTAGCGCAAAACCAAATAATGGTTAAGCAACTGAAGAATCGATATAACGATCCAAATGTAAATAAACGTTTTTGCATTGGCGTTGATCGATCTAAGATGAAACTGTTTGACGTTGATAACGCCAAGGAAGACATCGTAGATGATGGACCAGTTTTTGATAAATCTACTGCAGGAGAGAGGTTTAAAGGCATTAGAGTAAACTAAGGAAAATTATGGATCCTATCTGGCAGACTGTATTAACTCTTTTTTGTATGGGTTGCTCCTATATCTGGGGGAAACGTGTTGGGTTAGAACAAGGAGCAATAGTAGTATGGAGTCTCATAATGGAATCTTTCGGGATTGTTCGAGTAGATTTTGAGGAAGAAACTGGGGAAATATCTTTCGTCGACGAATTCGAAAGAAGATATCACCCTGATGAAATTAAACAACAAATGAAAAGATAATATCTATGTTAAGTAGAAAGAGTCTAATTACAATGGCGGTTCTGGTTTCAATATCAATCATGTTGTTCGCAAATGAGAAACCAGAACCGTTGATGATTACAAACGAAATTACAATTAAAGCGTCGCAACCACCGAACCCTCCTCTAGAAGTCGAAACCGATTTCGTAGAAGAGGATACTAAAAACCTTGAATGCCTTGCGCTTAACATTTACCACGAATCTCGATCAGATTCTTTTGCTGGTAAATTAGCCGTTGCGGACGTTACTATTAATCGGGTTCAAAGTAATTTATTTCCGAATGATATTTGCGAAGTCGTTAAACAAACGGTCACCAAAATTAACTGGAAGGGGAATGAAGTTCCCGTCAGAAATAAGTGTCAATTCTCGTGGTACTGTGACGGTAAGAGCGATGCACCGCGCGAACAGCATGCATGGGAAGAATCTATTTCGATAGCAAATACATTCATGGTTTCTGACCAGTATCAGGGCATAACAGAAGGTGCAACACATTATCATACACGCACTATTAATCCTGTTTGGGTTAATGATAGAGGTATGCGAATGGTTGGTATTATTGGCGAGCATAAATTTTACAGGTGGCATTAATTATGAAAGTTGGCATTACATGTAGCACGTTTGACCTCCTACACGCAGGTCATATTTTAATGTTGAGAGAATCAAAAAAGCAATGCGATTATTTGATCGCGTGTTTACAAGTTGATCCTAGTTATGATCGAGAAGAAAAGAATAGTCCGGTGCAAACTTTGGTCGAGCGTCACGTCCAACTATCTGCTGTTTCGTATGTCGATGAAGTAATTCCATACCAATCGGAAAGAGACCTCGAAGACATTCTCGAATCTTTCGATATAGATATTCGAATCCTAGGTGAAGAGTATCGTAATAAAGAATTCACGGGCAAAGAGATTTGTCAGAAGAGGGGTATCCATTTATTCTTTAACAAGAGAGACCACCGTTTTAGTTCAAGTGATTTGAGAGAAAGAGTATATTATAAGGAACAAAGTAAATTATAAGGAACGTTTTGATGTATAAATTTAATGAAAAGAATTTAGTGAGTGAATTGATGGCGTATGTTGATAACACATATGACCAGCATTATAGTGCGGGGAAAATCCAAGCAACCGAAGATATTATCGATGACGGTCATGGTACTGGTTTTTGTATCGGTAATGCGAAGAAGTATCTTAAACGATATGGTAAGAAAGGCGAGAGTGCTGTCGAGTGGCGAAAAGATTTGATGAAGGTTCTGCATTATACCTTGATCCAACTATATATCCACGATGAAGAAAACGGGGTACAGAATGTACGAAAGTCAATCGACGAGGTTAGTGTAGCAGAATGGAACAGAATATCAAAAGCAGAGGCGAAATAGTATGTACACTTATTCTTGTACTATTACGAAGATTATTGATGGCGATACAGTGGACGTTGATATTGATCTTGGCTTCAGTGTGGTTCTTCGCAATCAACGTGTTCGCCTGTATGGTTGCGATACTCCTGAGTCCCGCACTCGGGATCTTGTTGAGCGGCGATACGGATTCGCCGCGAAACGATACGTAGCAGCATTTTTACCTGTCGGTTCGAATGCTAAACTAGTTTCACACGATAAAGGTAAATTCGGAAGAATTCTTGGGGAGTTTATAGTATTCAACCCTTTGACTGAGTCTGTAGAATCTTTGAAAGATATAATGATTAGAGAACACATTGCTGTTGCATATCATGGTCAATCTAAATATGACATTGAAGAAGAACATATCATTAACCGAGAATTGATCAATGAGCGATACTTACAAGAAGAATAACAGTAACGTTGTTTCTCTGTGCGATTACAGAAAATACAAGAAAAAGGACTTGGATATTAGCCATGCTAAACTTCAAGCGTGGATGGATTTTTATTTCTCCACGGAAGACCCTGCCGACCATCCAAACTTTGATATAGAATCATTTACATATACAATAGAAATAGACCCACCAGACCTTGACATTGACGATTAAATTTTATATAATTGCTGTATGAAAAAATTAAAAACTCCTCTTAGATATCCAGGGGGCAAATCCCGAGCGATTAAATTTCTTTTTTCGCCGGAGAATTTGCCGTCCACTATTACTTCGTACAGGGAACCGTTCCTCGGCGGCGGGTCTTGCGCGATCGCGTTCACCAAAATGTTTCCGAAAACTCCTGTATGGGTTAATGACAAATATTATAATTTGTTTTGTTTCTGGGTTACTCTACAGAAACATGGTAAGAGATTATCCGAAGAACTCTTTGCTATTAAGGAAGCAGCGAACGCTTTCGAAGATAAAATCCAACCTCATAAAGATCTGTTTCTTGAGTCCAGGGATAGACTCAACGAGGCGACTGATCCTTTCGAGATTGCTCGATTGTTTTTTATTATTAACAAGTGTTCGTTTTCTGGATTGACCGAATCTAGTGGGTTTTCTAAAATGGCATCACAGTCAAACTTTAGTTTCAGCGGCATTAATAATCTCCCTCATTATCAAACAATGATTAAGAATTGGAAGATCACCAACGAAGATTACGCCGCGTTGCTGGAGAATACTGAAGACAACGATTTCGTATTATGCGACCCTCCATATGATATTAAATCTTTTCTATATGGAAAGAACGGTAACATGCATTCTGGTTTTGATCATGTTCTCTTTGAACAAAGAGTGAGCGCGTCGAATGCTAATGTGATGGTCACCTATAATTCAAATGATAAGTTGAAGGAGATGTTTTCAATTTGGAATCAAGTCGAATGGGACTTGACCTATACCTTCCATTCTAGTAAGAATTATAGGAAGGATGAGTCGAACAGGAAAGAGTTATTGCTCTTAAACTATTCGCAAAATGTATCGGTTAATCCGTTAGAAGGATCACTATGATCATAGATAAGGACGCGCTGAAAGAATCTTTTAGCGATACCGTACTGGCAACCCCAATTAGTTTGTTTCTTAATTACATATTAATTTCGTTCAGTATTTGGATGGGATTTGGCGCATTGGAAATGACTTGCTTTATCACGAGTATTTTATTTGTTGTTGCTGTGGTTCGTAAATATTATGTTAGAATTTATTTTGAAAAAAGGAAAAGTTAAATGCGCAAAGGAAATGTGTTACCGGATTTTACGTTTAAGACGCGGGTTCGGGATGAATCAATCGAAGGACCGAATCCATTTAAGTGGGAAGATAAAACGACAGCAGATTATTTTGCTGGCAAGCGAGTAGTCCTATTCGGTCTTCCTGGCGCTTTCACGCCAACTTGCTCGAACGAGCAACTTCCTCAATACGAAAACATGTATTCTGATTTCAAGAAGGCGGGAATTGATGAGGTATATTGTATTTCTGTCAATGATGCATTCGTCATGAATGCTTGGGCGAAGTCTTTAGGTGTTGAGAACGTTCAGATGATTCCCGACGGCACCGGAGAATTTACAGATATTCTCGGAATGCTTGTTAAGAAAGATAACTTTGGTTTTGGTAAAAGGTCATGGCGTTTTGCTGTAGTTCTTGATGACGGCGTGGTCCAGTATCCATTTGTCGAACCAAGTCAAAAAGATAATGTAGAAGAAGATCCATACGAAGTTTCAACCCCATATAATGTGTTGAAATGGATAACAAACCCAAATAGAGATTAAGAACATGAGTAATAATATCAAAGGATTTATTTCTGCTGCGAAAGTAGGAATCGTGACTGTTGAGTTCACCAAGGTTGGCACTGATGAATTGAGAATCATGCCGTGCACATTAAACGTTGAGTTGTCGGACCATAACGTTCCCGAGATTTTGGAACAAAAAGAAGACAATGATCATCTAGTTGTTTGGTCTATAGATAAACAAGCATGGAGGTCGTTTCGCGTCAATACCGTTATTAGTTGGTATGAAGGTATGCCGGTAGAATCTAAAGGGGAAAGCGAATGTCGTTAGAGAGAAGAGAGCACGATATTCGCGGGTGGCACCTCGATCGTAATTTGATTGAAGGCAGCACCGATAAAGACCAATTCGCTAAACTCATCCAAGAGTGCGGTGAGTTGTCAGACAACATGTGTAAAGGTAAAGACATGAAAGATGACATCGGCGACATCATGGTGGTGTTGATCAATATCATCGAACGTAATGGATATACCTTACTAGAATGCTTGGATCAAGCGTGGGACGATATCAAAGATCGTAAAGGCAAAATGATTGATGGTATATTTGTCAAGGAAGCAGATCTAAACTAATAAATAGGAGGGGTGGGTGAGTGGTTAAAACCGTCGGACTGTAAATCCGATCCGCAAGGTACGCTGGTTCGAATCCAGCCCCCTCCACCATTTATAAAATCAAGGACTGGTAGTTCAGTTGGTTAGAATGCTGGCCTGTCACGCCAGAGGTCGCGAGTTCGAGTCTCGTCCAGTCCGCCATCTTTAAATCGCCATATTTATAACAATAGATATTTTTAAATTACCTTTTGAAAACGATTGGGTTATATATACATTCGAATTATATAACTTTGTTCTTTCCTGAACAAAATCCAAACTAATATCTAAAGGTAATCCTTATGGCAAATTCACCCTTTGTTATTAAGCGCGGTTTGAGACAAACTGCAACTAATATACAACACTTAGATTCCAACGCATATCTTAATATTGATTCCGTTGGTGTTCATTTATCTGCAAGAACAGGATCAATCTTAGACCTTTCAAACATCGATGCTAGCGCAGTATCTCATGGTCAAGGCTTAATCTGGGATAATAATAACCTGAAATTTATTGTATCGACTGATGTTGATACATCTCTGCAAGGAATAACCAACTCATCCAACACTGCTTTGGGCGTTGGTGCTATGTCGTCGTTAACATCAGGAACTGATAACTTAGTTATCGGTGAAGGTGCTCTTGACAATGCAACGTCTGGAGACCGTAATGTTATGGTTGGTGATGATGCTGGTTCCGCTATTACTTCTGGCGATAACAATGTTATCATCGGTCGTAATGATGGTTCTTCTTTGGCAGGTAAATCGAACCAAATCATTATTTCTGACGGACAAGGTAATATTTTCCTTTCTGCTGATTCTGCTCAAAACGTAACAGCATCTGCTGGCGTTACTGTCGTCGGCGCGTTGACTTTTGGTTCTTTGACCAATACAACTGATGATGTTACTGAAGGTTCAAATAATCTGTATTACACAACAGTACGTTTTGATTCAGACTTTGGCGATAAATCTACTTCTGACCTTACCGAAGGCGATAAGTTGTATTATACGACAGCGCGTTTTGATTCAGACTTTGGTACTATGTCGACAACTGATCTCGCTGAAGGCGATAAACTGTATTATACGACAGTACGTTTTGATAGCGATTTCGCTGCAAACTCTACTACAGATTTGACCGAAGGCGATAAGTTGTATTATACGACAGCGCGTTTTGATTCAGACTTCGGAACTATGTCGACAACTGATCTCGCTGAAGGCGATAAACTGTATTACACAACAGCACGTTTTGATTCAGACTTTGGTGATAACTCGTTAGACGATTTAATAGAAGGTTCAGAATTATATTACACAACAGTACGTTTTGATTCAGACTTTGGCGATAAGTCAACAACAGATCTCGCTGAAGGCGATAAGTTGTTCTATCAGACAGTACGTTTTGATTCAGACTTTGGCGATAAGTCAACAACAGATCTCGCTGAAGGCGATAAGTTGTTCTATACAACAGCACGTTTTAATAGCGATTTCGCTGCAAACTCTACTACAGATTTGACCGAAGGCGATAAACTGTATTATACAACAGCACGTTTTAATAGCGATTTCGTTGCAAACTCTACAACAGATCTCGCCGAAGGCGATAATCTCTATTACACTGTTGATCGTGTGGATTCTTCATCTAAAGATGCTTTAGAAGGCAGCGCTGGTGTAACTTACAACCCTGTCACTGGCGTTGTTTCTATCGGTCAGCCAGTAGAAACGACTTCTGATGTACAATTCTCATCCGTTCAAATTGACTCTGATGTTAAAATTGAAACAGTTGTCACATCATCATCATCAACCGTTGAACTTGCGATCGATGAGGTGGCGGTTGCGGAGATGCGTTCTGGTAATTATTCTGTTACTGTAACATCAGGAACAGATTATCAAACTTCGGAACTGTTAGTCCTTCACGATGACACATCTGCTCAGGTTGTTGAATTCGGTACTTTGGTCACTGGTAGTGATTTGGCAACATTTAGTGCTGATATTTCTGGTGGAAACGTAAGGATTCTTGCGACTCCAGTAAATGCCGCAACAACATTCAATATATCTAAGACGATAATTAAGGAATAGAAAAAATGTCTAAACAAGATTTTAGAATAAGAGGAGGGGGTTTAAAGATCTCTGCCCTTCAAGCTTTAGATTCATTATCCGAATTGAAGCACTTAACGGTTGGGTTACACCAATCTGCAAGAACAGGATCAATCTTAGACCTTTCAAACATCGATGCTAGCGCAGTATCTCATGGTCAAGGTTTAATCTGGGATAATAATAACCTGAAATTTATTGTATCGACTGATGTTGATACATCATTAACTGGTATCACTAACTCATCCAACACTGCTTTGGGCGTTGGTGCTATGTCGTCGTTAACATCAGGAACTGATAACTTAGTTATCGGTGAAGGTGCTCTTGACAATGCAACAAATGTAAGTCGCAGTGTTATGGTTGGTGATGATGCTGGTTCCGCTATTACTTCTGGCGATAACAATGTTATCATCGGTCGTAATGATGGTTCTTCTTTGGCAGGTAAATCGAATCAGGTTGTAATATCTGACGGACAAGGTAATATTTTCCTTTCTGCTGATTCTGCTCAAAACGTAACAGCATCTGCTGGCGTTACTGTTGTTGGTGCATTAACATTCGGTTCTTTGACCAATACAACTGATGATGTTACTGAAGGTTCAAATAATCTGTATTACACAACAGTACGTTTTGATTCAGACTTTGGTACTATGTCAACAACAGATTTGACCGAAGGCGATAAGTTGTTCTATACAACAGCACGTTTTGATTCAGACTTCGGAACTATGTCGACAACTGATCTCGCCGAAGGCGATAAACTGTATTATACGACAGTACGTTTTGATAGCGATTTCGCTGCAAACTCTACTACAGATTTGACCGAAGGCAATAAACTGTATTACACAACAGTACGTTTTGATTCAGACTTCGGAACTATGTCGACAACTGATCTCGCCGAAGGCGATAAGTTGTTCTATCAGACATCACGTTTTGATAGCGATTTTGGTGATAACTCGTTAGACGATTTAATAGAAGGTTCAGAATTATATTACACAACAGTACGTTTTGATTCAGACTTTGGCGATAAATCTACTTCTGACCTTACCGAAGGCGATAAGTTGTTCTATCAGACAGTACGTTTTGATTCAGACTTTGGTACTATGTCAACAACAGATCTCGCTGAAGGCGATAAGTTGTTCTATACAACAGCACGTTTTGATTCAGACTTTGGTACTATGTCAACGACTGACCTCCTTGAAGGCGATAAGTTGTTCTATCAGACAGCACGTTTTGATTCAGACTTCGGAACTATGTCAACGACTGACCTCCTTGAAGGTAATAACCTCTATTACACTGTTGCTCGTATGGATTCTGCTTCTAAGTATGCTCTCGAAGACAGCACTGGCGTAACTTACAACCCTGTCACTGGCGTTGTTTCTATCGGTCAGCCAGTAGAAACGACTTCTGATGTACAATTCTCATCTGTCGGGTTAGATACTTTCTATGAAATAGATACTGACTCAGCAACAACAACTTCTATCTCAGAGGTTGCTATCCACTCATTTAATGTTGCTGAATTTAGATCTGCTTCTATTTCTGTTAGCATAACTGAAGGAACCAAACAACATTCAGTTGAGTTGTTAGTTTTGCACGACGATACCACTGCTCAAATTGTTGAATATGGTATCTTAGAAACTAATGGCGATCTTGCAGAGTTTGATGCCGTAATTAATGGCACAACTTTTGAACTTCGCGCAACTCCGTCTTCTACATCTTCGACAACATTTAAGGTCGTTCGTAGAGGGTTTGGGAACATTGTCGGCAATTCTGCCAGCGGCGGCGGTGGTGGTGGTGGTGATGCTGGCGGTGATGCTGGTGGTAGTTCATCACCGGTTAGCGGATCAGGCGATACGCTTCTTTTCATTAGTGCTTCAAGTTAATAGGGGATATCAATGAGCAATAACAATATTGTTGATGCTTCTGATTCTCCAAAGACCATTTCTTTAAATGGTAATGTGCAGCAGGGGACGTTTAGTCCCCTGGTTGCTGCTAGTTATTCATACAAGTTTAAATCTGGAGAATCATCTATATCTTTTGATGCATCTAATGTAGATATGTCAGCAGATTTTACACTCGAGTTTTGGAAATTCAGGAAACTTTCTGATGATCCAATCATTTTTAACATTAAACTTAACTCAACGAACGGTTTTACTATCGTTGAAGGTAATACTGAAAATAGATTACACTACATGGGTTCGTCCAATGTTAGTTCTATCACATCAACAATTTCGGTTCCGACTGCTAAAGATTGGGACCATTACGCGATTGTTCGATCTTCTGGATCGATTAGCGTTTATTTGAACGGAGTGGCATTTTCATCTGTAGTAACATCATCCGATAATTTCAACTCAAGCAGTACCAAGGTTGGATCATCAGGGGCAGTAGGATTTGCTGACGGTTACATCTCTGATTTGAGAATATCGTCAAGCGCATTGTACACAGAAACTTTTGATGTGCCGACTTCACCGTTGTTTTTTCAAGCAGACACAGATTTGTTGACTGCTAAAAAACCGCAATTAATCGGAGAAGAATACCTTGCTGATTCTAATGTAGGAACTTCTCTGTCAACAACAGTTGATGGGGTTGTACAATCATCAAGAAAAGCACCGTATGATATCCCATTGTATAACGCGGATAGCGCTGGTGGTTCTGTGTATATCGGAACTGGAAGCGATAGAATCGACGTTACTGCCGGATCAATTGATCTGTCAGGCGACTTTACTATTGAAGCATGGATTAGACCCGAGTCTGCAGATTCTGGAGAAAATATCATTTTCGATAATAGAGAAAGTTCATCAGATATGTCTGGTATCTATTTAAGGATAAACCTGTCTTCACTTATGATTGGTTCTAATGACGAAATCATTTTTGAAAACGGCACTTCTAAATATATGGAATGCTGGAATCATATTGCGGTAGTTCGTTCTTCTGGTTCCATTAAATCTTATGTTAATGGTTCTCAAATTGGCGACACTATTAGCACAGCATCTGATCTAACGAAAGGCACCTTCTACATTGGTAATTCTCCTCTTGGTAGCAATTTTATTGGATACATATCAGACTTTAGAATTGTTTCTTCTGCTGTTTATACATCTAATTTTGCACCATCAAGAACAATGTTAACTAACATTCCTGGTACTCAGTTAAGATTACCGTTTAATGGCGGTGTTATCGTTGATAGAACTGGCGGGAATATGGTTAAGGTTGAAGGTGATGTATCGCATTCTGCAGATGATAACCCATTCGCATCAGGAACCGGAAGTATTGGTTTCGATGGAAATGGTGACTATATGGTAATCGAAGAACCTGATATTGCATTGGGTCACGAATTTACTGTCGAAGCGATGATTAAACCAGAAAACGTTTTTGGCATATACGACTTAACGCCGGATCTAGAAAATAATCAAGTATTGTTTTTAGATGCTACAGATACAAGTAGTGCAACAAGCGCATCATGGACAAATGTAACAGAATCAACATTAGTGACTTCTCCTGAATTAGTTGCTTATGGATTCTCTAATGTTACTTTTATCAATGATGGGTCGGGTAATCAGATTGGTTACACGTTGGGGTCAACTTCGACTGTTACCATATCAACATATTCAAACGTTGGAACACACAACGGCAATCATCCAGAATTAACTGGGTTTACTGGTCAATCAAATACTGAATTTACCATTTCCGGATGGTTCTTGACTAATACATCTGTCTCATCTACAACGGAAGGGGAGATAGGTCAAGGTTTCACTGGTGATGATTTGACCAACACAGGAGTTGCTGCTATAGGTTTCAATAATGGTTATCCTGAGTTTATAGCAAAGCAAGGTTTTGCTTGGTCTAGAGCGACTGCTGCCTCACCTATTTCCGACGGAGATTGGCATCATGTTGTTTGGTCGTTTAACAACGGTCAAATTACTATGTACATTGATGGCGCGCAATCTGGCGCAGATCAACCTGCAATGTTCGACGGAGGTATTTTTAAATTAGATTATCTC